GTAAAACCAATGTACGCTTTCCCATTGATTTTATTCGTGTGTTTGTAAATAATGTACGTCAAGTAACCAATTTAGCATATACATTAAAAATAGCGTTTGTTTAGACGAAAGAAATTCCGTTGTTTGTTATAACGAACGAAAGATCAATAAATTCAATCGAACGGGTCGGAACAATTACAACTCTACCATTCAATTTGTTCAAATTTATGTCTTCACTAGTGTTGTTCGTCTCATTACAGACAACTTCAAACCGCTCAATTCCCGACAGAGCCTGAATCAGGCCCAGTTGTTGATTGACGTCTTTAACGAAATTGGCTCTGACATCAGCTGTATTCTGTTCAAATACCAGCTTCTGTGCAATTCCTATGACGATGCGCTTGATATCAAGCAACAGTCGTCGAACGTTGATACGATCTAGTGCTGATTTCTTGATCTGTAGAGTTTTCTGTCCATAGATCACGAATCCCAATCGTGGGAAAGTTGCAATGGGATTGATCCTTGCATCTTGCAGACGATCTCTGTCTGTAACGTTCAATCGAACATCAACGTTGGTCACAAAATCCAGCGCGGCGCGATTGAATCCTGCTGGCGCAAACCAGGGATAAGCGATCTTGTCGTTGAATGCCAGTGCACCCAGCACAGCAACAGACGATGGTACCTTAACTCGACGATTGTTCTTTAAATCTTCGATGGTCACATCTGGGAAATAACTACCTGCATAGTTGTTATCAATGACCCTAGATTCAAACTGGCTAGCAGTCTCATCAACGTCTGGACGAGTGGTATCATCATCGTACAACCGTGTTGAATTTTCATCGAATCCAGGAACATCCAGAACATAGAATGCTAGACCATAATCTCTCGATTTCTCGGCCGCATAGTCAGTTATGTATGTTTCCCTGATTCCAGGAATCACCAGCACGTTTGTATTGACAGCCATCGGATCAGTCATGATATTAATAGCTGCTTTGTACGAAGCTACGTTACTATTGGCTTGACCGGTTCCGTTAACGTTGCTAGCTAGACCAGGTGATACGTATGATGTTTCTGCACCACCACCTGCATCCATCGATGTTGCTTTGTCATTCATGCGGCGGGCATCTCGATCAAGAATGTTCAACCCATCATATCCACCATACATGAACGTTGAGAACTTAGCATATGGTGAGAATCGATTAAAGTTTGCTGCAGTATCAGTTGCTAGAATTGTTGCCAATGTTAAACGATTACCCATCGAATCATTGATGGTGTACTTCGATAGATCAAGTTTAGCATTACGCATATATGCTGCTTCTCTCATGTGAGTGCTAAGAGAAGAAGTTATGTCTGTCAATGCAGTGTTTGATAATGCAACCCTTGCAAGAGTAAACTTGTTATTGTTAAAGGTATCAGCACCAGAACCAGTGACAAGCACATCAAGTTTCTCAATACCAATAAACTTCGTTAACGAGTTGATCAACTCATTCTTTTCCGCTGAAGCGTTAGCATTCAATGGTGAATTATTCCGTTCAAATTTTACACCCCAATATAGTGAGTTGTTGGTTAGTTCTGTTGGCCCAGGTTCACCTTCGAATGCTGCTGTGTCAAGAATAGTACCCTTGGTCACCTTGTATCTGAATGGTACCGGTGGAACGATAGCGCCAGACAATGCACTAATTGCGCCGGGGCCCAATGTAAACACGCCAGTCAATCTCTTGTTAGTTACTGATGGTGGTGTGTCTGTCAGAGAATCATTTGTCTTTAAAGTTTCAATTCCCCTAAAACCAAAGGGCAATGAAGTATTTGGAACGATGGCTTTTTCAACATCGTCATGCATGACAATTCGAACAAGACTAGAAACATTTGGATATTTCCCGCTAGTGATAATTCGACGTTCTGTTTCAACAGTAGTATCAAAATTGTAAGTGACTTTTCGATCACCAACAAGCTTTGCAACATAATGATCACTGACAGGATTTAACGAACAAGCTGGATAACGCTCCAAAACTTGTGGATTCACATCAGTATCATTGTAGTCTCTGATTTCAACCGTAAAGGTACCATAACGATCTGATTCATCGGTTGAAGCTTTGATATTGCTGATTGAAATCTTGTAAAGTTTGTTAGCAAATTCACCATCATCAAGCGCTTCAAAGTGAAAAAGATCATACTCTGTAACACCAAAGGGTTGTGAAATAAACCACGTTGTTTTTGGTGTGGTATAACGAGTGTCGTAAGCACCAAACGCTTGGCGCATCACCGTAGTCGTTTCACCTGATGATGTACTAGTCTTGCTTGATCCAGAAAGAATTGCCACCGTTGTAGCAGTAGCAATTTCATCATCTACAGCAAAATCAACATACAGAATGTGTTGTTCTGCAACAAACCTATCTGGATCTCTGTTCAGAACCTTACCGAAGTAGTCATCATTCGAGGGATCTAATGATGCTGTTAAAATCTTAATACCAGGATTCCCATCTGTTGATGCAAAGCTTGTTCCAAGAGCAGATGAAATCACCAACTTGACTTTACCAGAGGCAACCGTTGCACTGTCTCCAGGAGTTGCCGCTGCAAAAGCCCCAACTGCTGAAGTGCTGCCACCCAATACTTCTAGCCTTGCACCCGATGCCATCATGACAAGACCACGAACTAGATTTACGCTTGAACCAACGTAAGAATCATTGTCGGTAAACATTGGCATTCCAAATGCTTCGTTTGCTTGTAGGTCATGTTGTGCTGTGATGAACTGAACAACACCTTGGTGCCGTCCCAAAGTGTCACCCGTTGCAGCAGATCCAACCAACTTAAAACCTGCATTGATGACACGACCAGACGTTTGTGTTGCAGTGATGTCAGAAGAACCACTGTTTGCTCCTGCACCCAACACCCTAAGGTATGTTAGTGCAGCTTTGTGCTTTAAAAATTCATTTGCCGCATATGGGCCAAAACGTTTTGTATCTAGATCTCCAAAGACTTGAATAAAATCATTGAAATTTGCTACAGTGACAGGAACGAATGCCGGACCTTTATTGGCTGTACCAATGACGCCAGCTGGAACACCAACGGGCCCCGTTGAAGTTGGCTGTGATTGATCGATCTCTCTCTCGTAAATGTTGGGTGAACGAAATGTGAACTCTTGAGGCATGCTGTGCTCCTAGGCTTTGTTGAATGTCAGACGTCTTCTACTAACTATCCTCGAAAAAACCAGAAAACCGTTTAACTAGTCATGTCACACTGCAAATCAGATCATAATAAAAACATCATGAAATCACAAAAATGTAAATCATACATACGAATTATAAAATATATGTGGATTTGTGAATGTTTTTGAATAATAAATACACACGCTGGAGTAGCAGCAAAACGACATTCACGAAATATTAACCAAAGTTAGACCACCCAAGTCGGTTGCAGGCGCGTATATAATTTCTCCCGTTGCTTCATTAACTTTTAAGATCTTGACATACTTTGTGATAACATGACCAGTGGAATCAACGCCGGTTAACTTTTTATATTGTGATTGAGATGGTGTCCGTCCTCTAAGTGCTGGATCTGATGTTACGTTAACGTGAGGTGAGTTAGGAAATAACTTCGAAGACATGTCATTTCTTAAATCACGTCGACGAGAAGTTTCACTTAAAGGTAACGTTGGATCATCAGAACCCAAAAAAGGATCGTCAACACCATCTTGTGCAACATCATCTATTGGTGTTGAGATGACAAAACTTACGTCAGAAGACGATACATAACGTCTGACTGGTACTTTCCCGCCAGGCACGTCTGTTACAAAAGCATAAGCAGGAACTCTGATACTGAATTCATGCTTGATGATCCTCTCTTCATTTGACATGTCTTCGAAGTTATTTTGAGCAGTGTAAGCATCTTCAGAAACATTAGCAACAAACCAATATCCAGATGATGTTTCGAGACGCCAAGTTCCACGACCTTGCGGTAAAAAAGACGCAAAAAGAGACTCAATCATTTGGTTCATGTGTTGTTGATATTGAGCCCACAGAGTGACCGTATAGAGGCTTGTAAAGAACTGAGGTGTAGGCACCACTATTGTTTCGTAAACATCCCGAGTGCGATCAGTGAGCAACAGTCCACCATCTTTGACAGTTGGATCGGTTGTCATGTCTCCGATTGACCTATTGACAATGGGACCCTGATCAACGTCAGGACGCGATGAACCATCCATTCCCAAGTTGTCTTGGTTCGGTATAAGAAGTCTGTTTATGAGCGATTGGTAACTTCTATCTGTAGAATCCAAACGTTTTCTGATGTGCAATTCTCCAACTTGTTGATTTATGCCGCGGCCTGTAATGTCTTCTGAAACACTCTGCTGAATTCCTGTTCGAACAATGTTGATAAGAGGGAGTATCAGAGAATTATTTCTATCGCGTAAGGGTTGAAGCTTCTTCAACGTCGCCCACTTCTCACCAGATGCAAAGACAACAGGAACCTTCGTCCCTTCACCAGTA